AGGGCGTCGCGGGCGTCGAGGGCGGCGCGGGCGGCGAGGGCGTCGCGGGCGTCGAGGGCGTCGAGGGCGGCGAGGGCGGCGCGGGCGGCGCGGGCGTCGCGGGCGGCGCGGGCGTCGCGGGCGGCGCGGGCGGCGCGGGCGTCGAGGGCGTCGCGGGCGGCGCGGGCGTCGAGGGCGGCGAGGGCGTCGCGGGCGTCGCGGGCGGCGAGGGCGTCGAGGGCGTCGAGGGGACGTCCCGGGCGCTTCGCGAAGTCGTCCAGCACTTCTTCAACGGCTCGCGCGAGCGCCGGATGATCGGCGAGTTGCCAGCCGGCCTCGATCTGCACGACCTCGCGGGTGACGCCGAGAGCCTTCAGGTAGTCGCGCAGATGACCCTGCACGGCCCCGGGATCAATGGTCCCGGGGTACGTGCAGGCCGTTACGAACCGCTCGAAATCGCGAGTTGCCTTCTTTCGCATTCTAGTCGGCCACCGTGCGCGCCGCGCTGGCGCTATCCCAGACGCGCTGGCGTTCGACAACGTAGGTGCCACGCGGCAGTACCGACGCCGCGTGCTCCTGATGCTTTACCGTCGCCGACGCGCCGAGCACGCGCAGGTAGAGCGTCCCGTCGCGTTCGTACAGCTCCACGTCCGGCGCCGCTTCGACGGTGTGCGCGTGACCCGTGGCCTCACCCTCGGCAAGCACGTAGCCCGTCACGCCTGGCGCGACCTTCACCGCGTCGACTGGCACTGCATCGCACCGCTCCAACCAAACATCACCGTGTCGATACATGATCACCTGCTCCCTTCGGGTTTTCGGCGATTCCCCTCGCCGGGCGGGTTCTAATATTCGCATACCACAGGCCGCGCTGTCTGTGAAGCCTTTGCCATCGTGCGAATTGCTCGATTCGTATAGACGCCTTTTGAGACGCTGAGCTAAACGGTCACCTCCGCCATGAGTCGATCCAGCCACCCCGCGGCCGGCGCGGTGCGATATTGCCGGGCTCTGCCGCTGTCGGCGTCCCCGGCTCCGGCTCCGCTACCGGCGCGGTGCCCGGCCGCGATAGCCGCTCCGCCCGGTCACCCAGCGATCGGATGAACATCGCGCCGCCGATGTACAGAGCCGCCAGCGCGTACACCTCGAGGTCGAGCGCCTCGTTGCGCTCGCGGGTTTTGATCCAGTCGCGCAGCGTGCCCTTGTGCTTGTACCACTTTCGTATCGCCTTCTCCGCGGTGAGCTGCTGCACGTACTCCTCATCGACCCATTCCGGCAGGTGGATGTATCCGGGGCCCGGCCGCTGAATCGCGAGCCGTGAGTAGATGATGTCCTTGGCGGTGTCTGTACCGAGCGTGAACAGCGGGACACGATACCGATTGTTCAGGGTTGGCCGCCCGGCCACCTCTGCGCCACGCACAGAACCGCCGCGGACCGCGAACACCCGGCGCCGCAGTCGCGCCGCGCAGAACCGATAGACCTCTTCGCTGTGATGCTGCGCGTCGATGGTGACGCACTCGATCCGGAGCGCCTTGCCGGACACGTGCGTGAACGTCTGCAGCAGAAACTTGTCGAGCTCGAGCCAGGGCACCGCCGTTCCGGGATCGCCGAAGATCTGCGTGAATGCGATCAGCCACGACTCCTCGCCGGCGCCGAAGCCTTTGACGGCACACTCCAGGCGATTCGCCTGCACGTCTACCGACGCGACGAGCGCGCCGACGCCGTGCGGAACCTCGCCCTCGTATCGTTCCAGCCGCGCGAGCAGAGAGCCGGGCTCAATCGACGCGCCGCGTTCCTCCCACGTCTCACCGAGCACCGTGTTGATCCACGTCTTGAGCTTCATCGGGTCGTCTTTGGATTCCACGAACTCCGTTGCGCAGTCAGCCCAGGACTTCCAGCCCAGCGGGGAATACAGCGCCGATAGGTGGAACCCGACGTAACGACCGTCGGGATTCGTGATCCGCCACTCACCGCCGGTGAGCATGGCGGTCTTGTGTTGCTCCTCCACGCGCGCCGAACAGCCGGCGCACACCATCCGCGCCGTCTCCGGATTCCCTTCGTCCCATTCGATCCAGTGATGCGCGCCGGACGTGGCTCCGAACCAGTCGTGAGCACTCCACGTGATGAAGTCGCGGTGTCCACACATCGGACACGCGAGGAAATACCGGCGTTGGTCCGAGAGCAGATATTCACGCTCGATCCGTGACAGACCTCGAATGGTCGGCGTGCTCACGAGCAGGATCTTGCGGCGCGGGAAATTCGAGCACCGCTTCTCCGCCAGCGCTACCGGATCGCCCTGGCCGTCGACGTCACCGGGATATTCATCGACCTCGTCCATGAACAGAAACCGGATCGGCATCGACCGCAGACCGGCGCCCGAGTTTGAGCCGGTGAGAATGATCATCCCGCCCGTGAACTCCTTCACGAACGTGGTGTTGCCGCTGTCACGCGAGCGCGACGGCGCAACCCGTTCCCGCAGCACGCGCGTCGACTCGATCATTGGACTCAGCCGCTGCTTGCTCGTTCGCCGTGCCATTTCAACCGTTGGCTGGACCATGAGCATCGGCGCCGGCGAGTGATGGATCACGTAGCCGATCCAGTTGTTGCCGCACTCCGATCCGCCGAGCTGGGAGCCCTTCATGAACACGACGCGCTGCGCGCGATGATTCGGCGACAGCGCGTCCATGATCTCGCGCAGGTAGGGCGTCCTTGAGGTGTTCCAGTGACCGGGCTCGCTCGCCGCCTTCTGGCTCAGCATTCGATGAGCGTCGGCCCACTCGGAGATCGTGAGCTCCGGCTCCGCCTCGAGCGCGTCGGCAAACGCCGATTCAATCAGGCTTGCTGCTGTCGCGGTCACGGAATACCACCTGTAATTCGCTGAGTGAACGACGGAGCTCCATCGACAACAGTCGATGAATCTCCACCTGGTCCCGCTCCGCCGCGAGAATCGCTGCGATGCGGTCCGGGATCCCGAGCAGCATGTCGCGCGCCCGGCGTCCGGCATCGAACACGGCTCGCTTCACATCATCGGCCGACACGAGCTTTCCGCTGCGCTCCTCGAATTCCAGCTGCGCGAGCCGTGCCTGCCACGCCAGGCGCTTCGCATTGGATACCGCCAGGGTTGGGCCCGCACCGGCTTCCCGCACCTCGACCGGGGCATGCGCCACGTGCCCGTTAGCTTTCGGCTCAGAGCCTTTGCGTGGCCGCCCTCCACCGTTGTTCCGCGGCGGCCGGCTGTTCGCTGCCCAATCCCGGTTCGCCTCATCTTCGTCAACGAACCCGTCGTGGAGCTTGATTCGACCGGCTTTCGCCGCTTTGAGCACCGCCGGCCGGCTCACACCCCTGGCCTTCGCGTACGCCGCGACGGTCATCCGGCTTGCCATCACCTACCTCTCGGCGGGCGTCTTCCTGCCCTCACCCTCGTGGTAGTCGCGTTCGACCGTCGGCTCCAGAGCGCGGATGCGCTCCTCGATCATCCCGCCCGCGTGATGCCAGCCGGCGTCGTAGTTCGGGTCGAGGTCGGTTACCTGAGCACACCGATCGCGCATGGCGAGCTGCGCGTCGCGGCAGCGCGTGAGTACGGCGACCTCGAGCAAGGGCAGCAGTGTGTCGCGATTGGCGGTTGCGAGCAGATACTCCAGCTCGTCGCGCAGGCTGCGCCGGGTCAACTTTACCGGCGTCATTGCGTCGACGCCTCAGGCGTCCACTCCCACAGCCCCAGCATGCCGCGCGCCGGGATGTTCGCGACAGGCCGAACGTTCGCGAACAGCCACGCGTACCTGCCCGCCGAGAAATCGCCGTAGAGCTTTTCCTGCGGGGTAGCATCAAGCGCCGCGCGTATGACGTCGTCCGTGGTCGGTCGCACGTCGACCAGATCGGCCGTTGCCACCACGCAGCCGCGTGGTAGTGCGGCCACCGTCGCGGATTGTACGAGTACGGCGAGCGCGAACCGTCGAGCGGACGTCGGAAACCCTTTCGTGGCGTGGATCGCGATCGTGCCCCGGTAGATCGTGCCCCACGATCGCGTCTCCATCGTCTTGAATCCGCCGGCGACCAGGTACGCCCACGGCTGCGTCAGCGACAGCGCTTTCACGTCGGGTCGTCCAGTCGCGGGCCGCGCGATCTGAAACCTAGGACTCCGCGTGCCGGAAAGGGTTGCTCAACCGGCCACAACTCGATCTCGCGCGCGAATTTGACTCCAACGGCCCCGCCCTCCATGAAACCTCCTGTAACCTAGCCAGTAACCTATTTCAAAACACCCACGCTAGGGTCAAATCACCCGCCGCCGGCACC